TTTTGACCGCGAAGGCGAAGGATGACCCGGTGACGAGTCGCTCTTTCACCATTGTTGCGACATCTTCGGCGTCACGAGTCGCCGGCAGCGACATTTCGTAGCGCAAGCCGTAGCCATCGACCGACAACTTGAGCGATCCGTTGCTGGAACGGGCGAGCAACTTGTTTTTGTCGTGGTTGTAGAGCCCGAGGACGTCAGGTTTCGACGAAAGAACCTCGTCGAACGCCTTGGGATGCACGGTTTCGATGAAGCCGCCCAGGTTTCGGCTCTCGGAGTTGAACACGGCCCCGTAACCGACGATTGTCGGTCGCTTTTCGCCGTCTCCGGCGTCTCGATACTCGACCGTCGCTTCCGAAAGCGTGATCCGGCGTTCAATTTCCTGCGTTGACATCGCCCACCTGATTTGTGAGGTAGTTTTCGAGCCCAATCTGGCTGATCACCAGACGAATTGCCTCGATATTCGCCATCGAGTCTTCACTTCCACGACGTAACTTCGCGAAAAGTTTGGCCGAAGTGCTGTCTCCGAGAGTCGTGCAAAGCAAAAACCCTGCTTGCTCCGCGTCTGCGGCGACCACGTCGGTGTCGTAGTTGCTGTCGAGGATGCCCTCGAAGTCGTGGCGAGGCCACGAGAGGTGATCGAAGTCGGTCGCCGGGGCAGCGTCGAAGAATTCGAGCCGCTCGGAGAGTGTTTTGATGTGGCCGCGCTCCTCTGCGGCGTAGGCGGCCCACACTTCCGCCAGTTTCCCGTAGCCCCAGCGGCCAAAGTGAGTGGCCTGGAGGTCATACATCTCGGCTTGACCCCAGTGGAGCCGGAGCGAGAGTTGCAGTGCTTCGACAACGCCGTTAAGCGGGGCTGGCATTGGTGGTATCCCCGTGTGCTTCGTACCAAGTTTCGATCACGGTTTCGTATTTCTGTCCGCTTCGATGACATCCCAGAAGAATGTCCTTCGAGCGACCCATCCACGATACCACGAAAGATTCAATGTCGCGGCCAGTAGCATGTGCGGCGTCGCGAAGTTCCGCGCACATCCGCGTTTGCATCTGGTCAAACCAAGCGGTGAGTTTCTCGGGCTTGTTGCGTCGCTCGATGATGCCGTCGGCCTCGGTGGCGGCGAGGCGTCGAAGGTTCGTGCGGAAGATGACTTCGTTCGTGTCGATACTCCGCGGCTCCGATGGCTCGGCGTCCTGGCCGGCACCTTGACCGTCGACAAGTTCGTTGCCCGATGGCTCTTCTTGCTGCACCGGAGGGGCAGCGTTCCCCTGATCCTGGCCGGGCTTCTGGCCGGTCGGGTTCTCAACGGTGAACGCTTCGAGGAGTTGCATATTGACCTGAACGAATCGCTTCTTCCCGAGGCCGTCCGGCAGCGGGTTGTAGCCGATCGCAGCACGGTACTCGTCGACGTCGATGGCCCCGTTATTGAACGCCTCGCGAAGGAACTGAGCCCTCGCCTGATAGTCGCCGGCGAGGAGAGCATTCGTGTCGAAGGAGACGAAGTAGTTCTTGTCGTCCACCACGAGGTCGCGACGGCAGGCCATTTCCCAGCGTCGAAGCCACGGCGTGAGCGAGAAAGTCACGAAGTCGATGGCCGATCGTTCGCCCGTCGAGAAGCGGACGTTGCTGAAATCCCCGATCAAATGGGGCGGCACGCGGTAGACGCGGCTCACATCCTCAAGTTGGTAGCGACGTGTCGACACCAACTCGGCAGACTGGTTGTCGACCGGGTCGTTTTTCTTGTGGAAGCCATACGGCATGACCACAGTCTTGAATGCTTTGTTCGGCCCCTGATGAGCCTCGTCCCATTGCTGCTTGAATCGCTGAATAGCCTCGGGCTTGTGAGGCTGATCGGTTTCGATGTAGGTGCCCGCCTGGGCTCCGTTGCCGAAGAACGACGACGAGTGCAGTTCCGTCGCCCTAGCGAGCCCGATCGCGTCGCGGGATAGGGTGGTGGGCACAAATCCTGTCACCCCATCCGACGAGAGCCAGCGGAGAGCAAAAATTTCGTCCTGCCGATACTCGGTGACCTTGATCTCCGGCTGGATCGGCGTAGTCGGCTCGGTGTAGTAGTAGCGAAGTTTGCCGTTGGAGAGCCGCTTCGCCTCCATCCGCGACGGATGAAGCGGGATCAGTTCGCTGACGGCACCGTTGCGGCCCGGCTTGATGTAACTGTAGGCATTACCCCACAAAAGAAGCCAAGACTGCATCAACTCCCGGTACTCGAACCCCGTCATCCACGAATTGGGCTGATAGCAGAGCACCTCGTGAAGGTGCTGTTCCTCGGCGATCTCCTTGCCGCCGCCTGGGAGGCGTCGATAAACGCCCATAGGGAGGCTAGCAATTGATTCTGATAACACTCTGACGCACGCCAATACGGCACTGCATTCGAGGGCCGTCTCGGGGCTGATCGTGACGCCGGCGACCGTTCGCCTCGTGTTGACGATCTCCTCGAAGATGCGAGAGAGGTTGCTCCGCATCTCGATCAGGTCGGCGACTTCTTCGTCTTCTCTTACGGCCATTTTGTGTCGCGGCGTGGAGGGTAAGAGGTCAGAAGACCACCAACTCGGGGGCTTCTTCGGGGCCGCGGGCGTCGCCGGAGGCGATGCCAATAGCCATCACGAGAGCAACGGCAGAGTCGATCCTGGCCGTCGAGTGAGAGTGAGCCTTGGTCGGCTTGATGTTTCCGGCGTCGTCGGTGCGGACCTGAAGGTTCGACATTTGGTAGGTCAGCGCCGGGTTTCCGCCGTGTCGTAGTTTTTGCCCCAAAACGAGCGTCGACAGAAATTTAGTCGCCGGACTCATCGAGGCGTAGCCTTGCCCGAACGGCCTGACTTCAATCCCGTCAGACGTCAACTGCGTCGTGATGTGCGTGGCGTTCCACCTGTCAATCGCCACGGCTCGGACCTGATTCTTCTCGCAGAACGAGAGAACGTAGTTCCGCACAGTGTCGTAGCAAACAATATCGCCTTCCGATAGTGTAACAAATCCGTCTCTCGCCCATTGGCGGTACGGCGCTTCGTCCTTGTCTGCGTTCGCCTCTGGAAGGAAGAGGTGAGCGAAGACATCGAACGTGCCGTCGTGGTTGCCGTCGAGGTCGATGCCCGGCCAGACAGCCACGAACGCGGTCGTGTCTTGGGTGCTCGACAGGTCGAGCCCGCAGTAGCAGGGGAGGTTCGAGGTGTCGCGGAGCGGTGCGTCGCACTTCTCAAACTGGCCTGTCCTGAAGAAGCGGTTGGCTCCGTTGCTCACCCACTGATTCAGGTAGAGCGTCTTGAACTTGATCTCCTGGGCGACGCTCTCGCGTGCCAGATTGGCCTCGCGTTCGAGGAACTCCCTCCGCACGGTGATGTTGTAGTTCGGGTTCGCCTTGGCCCAGGTGGCCTCCTCGAAGATGTCGTCGGTGTCATCCGCAGCCCAGATACAGGGCAGAAACGTCGGGTCGATGAGCAGACCCTGTTGAATCTTCAGCGCCCGCTGCCACTCCTCGTAGCAGGGGCCGACGCGGTCCATTCCGGCCGTGGTGACGTAAATGACGAGGGGCTCGGTTCTGGCCCCCATACCCGATTCGAGGACGTCGATTAAATCCCTGTTTTTCTGGACGTGAAATTCGTCCACGATGACCACACTCGGGTTGAAGCCGTGCTTGCCCTTGTGCTCACTGGAAAGGAACTGAATCGTCGACTTCTTATGCGGGACGACGATCGAGCCCTTGTAGATTTTGCACCGCTTGAGAAGACCAGGGCACGACTCGATGTATCGCGAGCACGCCGTGAACAGAAGGCTTGCCTGCTTCCTGTCGCCGGCGGCGATGAGAATCTGGCCGCCGTCGGCCCCGAAGAATGCTTCGTAGGCTCCGATTACGGCACAGAGTGCCGTCTTTCCGTTCTTGCGAGGCACCGCTACCAGAGATCGCTGATACGACCGCAGTCCGTCGGCTCTCTTCGTGTTGAAGAGTTTGTCGAGGTAGTCGTCCTGCCAGGGCTGCGGCACGAACGGCTGCCCAGAGAATGGAGCCTCGGTATGTTTGAGCAACCGCGCGAAAGCGCGAATGTCAACTTGCGGCCGTGTCGCCAAAGAGTGCATCCACCGGGTCATTGGCGACCTTCACCGCGCCGTATCCGAGGCGGGTCCGATCGGCAGGGGTAAGCCCGAGGACGGTTTCTAACTGCCGGAGTTGCTCATGGCAGTGATTGCTTTGAGACTGCCACTTGGTGGGCCGGCAGAAACGAAGCGACCCGTCGGGGGCGGTGACTTCCCTCCAGCACTCACCAGAGGTGGCGAGTTGACGTTCGGCTTCCTGCCACTTGTCCCAGATGATCGAATAGCGGGCGATCACCTGTGTGTCCGACTCCGCGAGCGTCCCCATGTTCTGCGTGAAGACGCAGACCATGCGGAACATCTCCTTCGCAGCCGGTCGCATCCATTCCGGCGGCTCGGGCAGCACGTCGACCTTGGTGCCGAGTTCCTCCCTGTACTTCGCTTCTTTCGAGCCGCGAAGTTGGAGGATGTGCTTCGGAGTTGGTGCTGGGCCTTTAGCCATGCCCTAAAGTCTATGCGTGTGGCATAGTCGACCGCAAAGGAGTCTGGAGTTTGTTTCCCTTCTTCATGTTGCACTCCCAGCAACAAGCCTGAAGATTCGACGGTCGGCGGCCTGGGCCGTCTGGGCCGTATGAGAGCGGAACAATGTGGTCGATTGTTGGGCTGCCCGGCGAAGCATTCCATCCTCCTCCTTCTGAGAACTGCCGCTTCAGCGGCCTGCCGCACAACCGACACACCCACCCATCACGCTCAAGGATGGCCCTGGCGCTCACGGGCTCGTAGTGACATCCGTAGAGGTGACACCTGTACTTGTGCCCGCCTCGGCGACTTCCAACATTCGCTGGCTCGTCCGCGTCTGTTCCCCAAGAATGGAACCAGACTGCAAGTTGAGCATCCAGGCTGGCACCCGGCCGCCTGTTTACGATAGCGCACGGCAATCGCAAGCGACGAGCCTCAAACGCGCAGTCTCGGGAGCAGTATTTGCCAGCGTTGCGACCAGTGTTCTTTTTGCGAAACGGCTTTCCGCAGCACAGACACTGACAAGACCTCGCTCTTTGACGAGATCGCTTTCCAGCCGCCGCTGCATCCCTCTTTCGCTTTGCATCGAGACAGGCCGGTGAGCAGCACTTACTGTTATGCCGCGTTCTTAAAAACGATAATCCGCAGGCAACGCATTCCGCTGGATCAGACAGTTGCGACGGCCATCGGCATCTTCGTGAGCAGAACTTCTTTCCGGCGAAGCCCCGAAAGGAACTTCCGCATCGTTCGCAGCAGTTTTCTTGATCACCCGAACGATCGCGGCATTCGTTCGAGCAATACCAGGGCAGTGGCCCCTTCCTCCACGGAACTGGTCCAAATGTTACTCCGCATCTCCTGCAAGCAGTAGTCCTGTCGGAGCCGTTTCTTCGCCGGAGTAACAGGCACTTCTTCGAGCAGAACTTCCTCGGCTTGCCTCCAGCGCGAACCTTCGGCGCAAGCGGGCCTCCGCATGATTGGCACGATGTACCTTCCTTGGTGCGTCCTCCCGTGACGCACTGTTTCACTTCGCTAGTCTACACGACGCCAGACAAGTCGCCTATTTTTCGCCAAATCGCCGACGGCCAGCAAATTAGTAGTGCCGACGCGATGGTGCAGGAC